ACTCCCACCGGCTCCATTGATATTTTGCATTCTTTCGCAAACCTTTCTAAAACGTTGATAAATCAACGTTTTTATTTTTATCTTTTTTATTGTTTAGCATTCTTTTTTAAAAAAAGGATACAACAAAGGATACAACATTCTGTCGTATCCTAGAAATCAATATAATTCGCAAAGCGCTCTCCGATGTCGTCCTTGGCTTGTTTGGTTATGTGTGTGTATACGTTCATAGTCGTTTTAAGGTCGGAATGCCCAAGTCGGTGCTGAACTTGCTTCAAGGTCATTCCTGCATCAAAGCAAAGGCTTGCGTGCGTATGTCTGAAACCGTGGATTTTAATTGGTCGTAAGTCGCTACCTCTCAAAATGCTAAGCAACCATTTTCTTGGTAGACTAGCAGGCATCGGCTTGCCAGACTCAGTCTCGAAAATGTATTTTGTATCCGGATTGTGTTCTCTCCATTCTTGCAAGATATTTTTTGTCTTATCGTCTAAACTGATCAGTCGCTTGCTACTTACTGTTTTTGTACGGCCTATTTTCTCGCCCTCAAATCCTCTTGTAATGGCTTTGTTTATGTTCAGAGTGTTATCGGTCCAGTCATCCCATTCAAGGGCTAAAATCTCCCCTTTACGGGCCCCGGTGAAAGCTAAAAGACGAAAGAGGACTATCTTTTCCAAATCCTCGGTCTGCGCGACCAATTTTAAGAATTTTTGAAGTTCATCTTTGTTGTAAAAGTCGCTCTTTTCGTCTGATTTCTTTCTAATAATTGTAACCACGCTATCGACCGGATTTGTATCTAAGTATTCGTGCCTGATCGCATACTTAAAGAGATTGTTCATAAGACCTTTTAGCTTTCGCCCATAGACTAATTTTCTCGACCACTCATTGACTTGTTCTTGCATTTGGAGAGGAGTGATAGAGGCTATTTTCCTATCTCCTAAAACTGGATAGATATGATTTTGGAAATTCCTGGCAGTCTTCAGATAAGTGCTTTCTTGAACAGTTTCTCTGTATTCTTCAAGCCATTTCTCAGCTATCTCTCTGACTGTTATATTCGTTCTGATCTTCTCAGCATTATCTATATCACTTTGCAGTTGTAGGAGTGCTGCACGAGCTTTCGCCTTGGTCGCAAACCCTTTTTTTCTGGCATACTTGCTTTTACCGTTCTTTTTGCCGAGATACACCGTGAATCCGTAAGCTGTATCTCCGTTTTTCTTTTTATAAGACTTGATTTCCATTGATTTTTACCTCATTTCTTGATAAAATGGGTATAGTAAAGAGGGCTTTTGAATGCCTTTTACTATACATGATTTCCTCACACTCAGAAGTTTGCCGACCGAGAGTGTGGGGATTTTTTTATTTTTACGAATTATGAACTATAACGTCCAATGCGCCCATGATTCGCTGTGCATTCTCAACTGCTTCTTTATACTCTTTTGAAGTGTTCTTTACTGGCTTTCTAATCAAGTCAATGAATACAACTGGTTTATTAAAGTCATTTGAAGTCACACGAAGAGTCATGTCCAAAATTTTAGAGGTTGATTTTCGTTTGGATACGATACCGCCTGCGACTGCTCCAATAGGTCCAAACATGGCGCCTGCAATCAATGCTTGACCAACACCACCCGAAACGACAGTCTGATTGTTCACAATCAACTCATAAGATACTAGGTCCTCGAATGAATACCAACCAGTATCATTCTTGTCTTTCTTGACCAAGGACGGGATCAGTGACAATCCCATAGTGCCAACTGCAAGACTGGCTTTTACAGAACCCTTGATTGCTCCCCCAACGATTCCAGACGAACCTTTTGCCTTGCGTGCTCCATTTATGCGATAGGTGCGATGGTATCTATCAATCTCAAGCGGTCCCACTTTGTCCGTTTTTCTGCTTACAGCAGTAGGGGACGGAGAAGCTGGCTTTTTGACTGGCTGAGGCTGTTCAGTCGGTTCTTGGTTGGCGATGGAAAAACCGCAGTTTGGACAAAATTTATAGCCCTCTACGGGATTACCACATTCAGGACAGAATTTCATATTGACCTCCAAAATAGTAACTATTTAATAAACTTTTATACTCTTCCTTAACCATAACCTCGTCGGCTATGGTTTTTAAATTGTACTTTTCCATAAAGACAAGAAAATTAAAAGTCGTCTTATCTTCTGCGACATCTAATTCAGCTTTCATAAGATGATGAATCATATTGCGATTAGCTTCTAATTCGCATCTTTCTCTGAAATTTTGATAGATGTCTGGCGAGTGGTTCTTGTGAGCAATCTCATGTAATGCTACCTGAACTCGTTTGTCCTCTGATATCGCATCACTCAAAAACATCGTTTTCAAGGCAGGGATATAAAATGCTTCGTCAGGAAATAAAAAATCTTCAAATATGTGAATCTTAATGCCTAAATTAAAGGCTAATTCCTTTTCTGTCATAATTTATTTATCCTTTGCGTAGATAAATTTCGATAATGTTCTGGATCGCTTTCTTATCTTCTTCTGACAATGGCTTACCATTGAAGCGCATAGCTGTTGAAGCGAGTTCCTCGACATTCACCTCTTTGCCTTCGAAGAAGAATTGTTCTTTGTCGCTGGCAATAGCTGGGTTATCTGTACGTCCAAGCAGGTAATCAGTGGACACGTTGAAGTAGTCTGCGATTTCTGAAATTCGTTCAGCGTTAGGCTTTTGTGATTTCAATTTATAGAGTGTATTTCTACTGTAACCCAAATCTTCTTCTAATTTCATAAGAGAAATTCCATGCTTATCAGCAAGTTCTTTGATTTTTTCGTATGTCGGAAACATTGTTAAATCAACCTTTCTGGAACATAACAAAAAATATTTCAACTTTTTAGGTGAAAAGTGTTGACATATCACCCAAATGGGTGTAAAATAGTTTTTGTAAGTTAATGAGTTAGTAAAAAACGAAGTAAAACTTATCTAAAAACAAAAATAGCTTTGGCGAGCAAGAAAATTGATAGATATAAGGTTTTATCAAGGTTTTTAATTATGCTTTCATTTTAACCTTTTGGGTGAGATATGTCAAGTATTTTATAAAATTTCTAACTCATTTTCTTACTTTTGAAGAAAGGAGGAAGATGAATGTCAAAAAAAGAAGCGTCTCCGGTATCTTTAGAGAATCTAAAAAACGATATTCAAAGATTTGTTGAGAAGGTCGCTGATGAAGCTATTCAACAATCTGAGACATACTCGCAAGCAATTTTGCTAGTTTCGAAAAACACTAGTTTTTCAGAACATGGCTTAGCAATGACAAAAGCTATCCAAGACGAAATCACGAAGCGCGCCTTGAATAGCCATGTGTAAATTTTATATAGCTTCGACTTTAACAATTGAAGCAGAGGCGTAAATGGTTGATGGTTTTTCAACATCGAAGAAAAATGGAGCGTTTGCTACTATTTCTAAAAAGCTTGGAACCAAACCGTCGTGATGATGATACCAAAGTCCACTAAGCTCACCTAATGAAACTGAGTTGTTTGAAGTTTTCCAAGTTTGAAAAGTTTGTTCTTCATGGAAAACAGCTTCGGTGCCATCTGAGAAAGTCACTTTTATTCTATGCATATGATCCTCCTTTCTAGTTTTATTATAGCAGAAAGCGAGGAGGAAAAAAGAAAAGAAAGGAGAGAAATATGCCAAACATGGATGGTGGACGTCAAAAAATCAGAGATTATCTGAAAGAACACAATCTGACGATGGCGACGCTAGCAGTACAGTATAGCATGACTCGTCAGGATGTAACGAACATCCTGAATGGAAAACTAAAAAATCCACAAGCGAATCAGTTCATTGCTCGTGTGATTGAAGATTTTAAAATTCGGTAGCGCAAAAAGCACCTAACGAAGTCAGGCGCTTATCAATAAAAACTAACTAAATTATATCACAGAAGGAGAGGAAATAGCAAATGGCTTTGGAGTTATTCGGTGAAGATTTCAAAAACGAACTATTTCAGGATCTTGTGAAGCTTAACGTCGAAGCTTTGAAAGAGGCTAAAAGACAAGTCTCAAGACAAATCAGCATGGTCCCAATCAAGGAAGTCATGCAAGCCACTGGTTGGGGCAGAAAGCGAATCGAGGATTTTCGAGATCAAGGCAAGTTCAGCTATCAACAGAATGTAAAAGGTGGCAAGTGCTTGTATGACCTGAACGATGTACTACGATTTCAAAGTCAATTAGCAAAGAGAGGATAGTATGAACCTACTAACAAGAATTAAAAACTACTTTTCGGAAGTGGTCAAAGAAACTAATCTTGACTGGAGAGTAGTTGCATTAGACTTGAACCGTGAATTAATTGAAACACGAGAAGAAAACCAAATCTTATATCAGCGTATTGCTGACTTAGAAAAATTATTAGGAGTTTAACATGAAATATTTTATACCAAAAATTGACATTGAATGTGAAAGTTTTGAAGAAACTGAATCATCTTTTGGAAAGTATCCAAGGCATGAATACCATTTTAAAAACAGTTACGGCGCAAGTGTTGTTCACAATCCTTATTCATACGGTTTAGAGTTAGCCGTGTTAAAACATAACAACGAAACTGAAAAATGGAATCCTACCTATGATACAGATATTACAGATGACGTCGTAGGATATATCAACGGTAAAGAGGAGTTGGAAAAACTTTTAACCAAGATTTCACAACTAGAAAAGGAAAATTAACATGACAGAACCGACTTTAACAAGCCAACTTTTGGGAGTTGGCGCACTGCTAATCGGATTTCTCGGAGCAGGAATCCACACGCACAACATCGACTTGAAGAAAGCCGAAGAAAAGAAAATGCAACAGCAGCATGATGCAGACATCATCCGAGCAAGTCAAGAGGCCTATGCTTTAGGACGAATCGCAGAACGCAGAGCGATTCGTGAGAACATCCGCAGACCATTCGCAGGGTTCACATTCGACAACGAGCGACCAGAAGGATTGAAACCTGAATTGGTTGGTTTGCCTGCGCCAAAATAAAAAAGGAGTAACAAATGGTAACAATTAACAAACTAGAAATCGAAAACGTCAAACGCGTCAAGGCGGTCAAATTAGAACCGTCAGCGACTGGTTTAACAATTGTCGGTGGAAATAACAATCAGGGAAAAACAAGCGTGCTGGACGCGATTGCTTGGGCGCTGGGTGGTAACAAGTACAAACCTAGCCAAGCACAACGCGAAGGTAGCACAATCCCTCCTAGCCTTAAAATCACGCTCTCAAACGGCCTGATTGTAGAACGTAGCGGAAAGAACAGCACTCTAAAAGTTATCGACCCAAGTGGCAACAAGGCTGGTCAAAATTTGCTGGATAGCTTCGTGGAAGAGCTGGCTATCAACTTACCAAAATTCATGGAGCAGACCAGCAAAGAAAAAGCAAAGACGTTGTTACAAATCATTGGAGTTGGTCCACAACTTGCCGAACTTGAAATGCAAGAAAAAGCCAAGTATGACGAGCGCCATGCAATCGGTGTGATTGCTGACCAAAAGGAGAAGTTCGCTAAAGAACAGCCGTACTATCCAGAGGCACCGAAAGAGCTAGTCTCTATCTCTGAACTTATCCAACAACAACAAGCTATCCTTGCCAAGAATGGTGAGAACGCCCGTAAGCGCCAGAATGTGGTAGCTATCCAAAATCAACACGATTCAGCAGTTGCAGAAGTTGAACGACTGGAGCAATTGCTGGCTGATGCGAGAACAAAAGAAGAGCAATTGGCTCAGGACTTGGCTATTGCAAATACTGACGCAATGGATCTTATCGATGAGTCGACTGAAGAAATCGAAAGCAACATCGCAGAGATTGACGAAATCAATCGTAAAGTGCGTGCAAATTTGGACAAAGACAAGGCGGAAGAAGATGCCAAGGGTTATCGAGAGCAGTACAAGGAACTGGACAATGTGATTGCTGACATCCGCAAGCAGAAGACGGATCTGCTCACAAACGCAGACTTGCCGTTGCCTGGTTTATCTGTTGACGATGGTGAATTGCTCTACCTCGGTCAACGCTGGGACAACATGTCAGGTAGCCAACAATTACAAGTTGCTACTGCAATTGTGCGAAAATTGAAGCCAGAATGTGGTTTTGTGCTGATTGATAAGCTGGAGCAAATGGATCAACTAACTCTACATGAATTCGGAGCATGGCTTGAAAAAGAAGGATTGCAAGCTATCGCGACAAGAGTTTCAACGGGCGGAGAGTGCTCAGTTATTATCGAAGACGGTTACAGCGTCAAACCCGAAACAATTCAAACACCGCAAGGGTGGCAAGGCGGATTCTAAAAAAAGAAAGAAGGAAATATCATGAAATACACAGACAAATTCGCAGTATTAAGAAATAAAAAAACAGGAACTTTTGTAAACAACTATAAAAGCAAAAAAGGAACGTTTGCTTATTCTGTTGAATATACAGATGATCTTAAACGCGCTGCAAAAAATGAACTCAAGGCAATCAAAGAGCAAAAAGAAGACTTTGAAAAATTAGCAAACGCGCTCGATTGTGAAATTTTAGTCGTCGAAGCAGAATACACACTAAAAACACTTGATGGCAAAGAGCCGGAAGAATTAACCGAAGATATTGAAGACGCGAAACGAAAATATATCAAAGGGCTTCTAAAAGGCTTGCTAAGCGACGAAGCGGAGGACTAAAAAATGCAGATTACAAGAGGAAAACGGGCGCGAGCTCAAAAGGTAGTTATCTACGGTCCTGAAGGAATCGGCAAGTCCACGTTTGCAGCCGAATTTCCAAATGCTGTCTTTATCGATACGGAAGGTTCGACAGATAACATGGATGTAGCTCGATTAGACAAGCCGACCAGCTGGACCATGCTCATCAATGAGATTGCTTTTATCAAGGCAAATCCGACCGAGTGTGGGACACTCGTCATTGATACAATCGACTGGGCAGAAGCTTTGGCAGTTGCTGATGTCTGTGCTCAGCACGGAAAGAAAGGAATCGAAGATTTTGGCTGGGGCAAAGGTTATACCTATGTCCAAGAAGAAATGGGGCGGTTCTTGAATAACTTGTCTGATTTGGTTGATATGGGTATCAACGTAGTGTTGACTGCACACGCTCAAATCAAGAAGTTTGAACAGCCAGACGAGATGGGCTCTTATGATCGATATGAATTAAAACTCGGTCAAAAGACAGGCTCTAAGACTGCTCCGCTGGTCAAAGAATGGGCGGACATGGTTCTATTTGCCAATTACAAGACCTTGGTCATGACGGCTGATAATGGCAAGAAGAAAGCCAAAGGCGGTGAACGTGTAATGTATACCAATCACCGACCGGCTTGGGATGCCAAAAATCGCCATGAATTGCCAGATGAATTGCCATTCAATTACGCAGGAATCGCTCATATCTTTGCGAATCAACAAGTACAAGCGCCTGCGTCACAACCTCAAGCAGTTGCTCCAGCACCTCAGCAGACCGTACAGCAAGCCCCTGAGCAAGTCCAAGAGGAATTGCCCCTCGATATGTCACAGGTCGCTGAAAAACCTCAAAATGAAGCCCCTAGCAAGACTCAGACACCACCAGCGCAATATCATGCAAGCTTGCCTAAGAGTTTGACGGACCTCATGACGCAAGGAAACGTGACAGAAGAAGAACTTCAAAAAGTCGCTTACATCCGTGGACACTTCCCACTAGGAACTCCGATTGAAAACTTCCCTCCTGATTACTGGGATATAATTGTGGCACATTGGCAGGCGACTATGGAAGTTATTCAAAATCAAGTACGAGCGGACCCTGAACTGCCCTTCACCGTGTAGATTTTGGGAATTAGAAATCATAGCAAAATACAATAAGGAGTATCTATGAAAGATAAAACTATTCAAATTGATTTGTCAAAAATCGCAAATACAGCCTTACAAGAAAAGGTTGACAAAGAACTTGAAAAAGTCCTTGAGAACATTCTGGATCTCAATACAGAAGCCAAAGCAACCCGTAAGGTTACTATCACACTAACGATGTCAACAGACGATGAACGTACGGTCGTTAAGACAGGCATGGAAGTCAAATCTACTTTAGCACCACAAAAAGGTGTCGCAACAACCGTAATTGTCGGCCGTGATGACACTGGTAAAATTCACGCGAATGAGCTCAAAAGCGGCATCCCTGGTCAGACTTACTTTGATGACAATGGAGACATGAGAACTGACACTGGCGAACTCGTCGAAGAAGTAGAGCAACAAAACACAAATATCATTGATTACAACAAAAAGAAAGCAGGTAACTAACCATGACAGAAAATCTCAAAGAAGCATTATCTTACACAGTCGAACTAGCGGGTAAAGAAAACAAAATCATTCGTTCAGAAACTGGGAAGGAGTATTTTGACAGCAATGAATATGACTTACAGGAACTTAATCCTCGTAAGTATGCACCTATCCTTGAGCTTCAGACGCTCAAGAGTCTTGTTGATTATCTCAAGTCAGATAACGATTTCATCAGTGATCGTAAACTTGTAGTTGTCGTGGACAGTTGTCAAAAAGTATCTGTATATGATCAAGTTGATTTTGAAAATGGTAAACGTCCTCAACTTGTTTCTGTAAGAGCATCTGTCCCAGTTATTCCATTCAGCAATTGGCGTGACCAGGAAGAATTCAATATTATGCTGCAGTCTATGTTTATCGATGATGCAGACCGTAATTTGGTTTTGGATTTTGCTAGCCATTTGAAAATCGAAAAAGGTGCAGAAGTACAGGACAATGGCATCAGTCAAATGGCTACGGTTCGCGATGGTGTAGCAAGCCTAGCACAAGCTAAAACTCCAAATCCAGTAACCTTGCGACCATATCGTACTTTCAACGAAGTGGAACAACCAGCAAGTCAATTTGTCTTCCGCATCAACAAATTGGCGAACCTGGCCCTATTCGAAGCAGATGGTGGTAAATGGAAATTAGAAGCCGTCGAAAGCATCGCAAATTATTTAAAAAATGAACTTGCTAGCAACAAAAAAATTACTATTTTAGCTTAAAGGAGAAATCAACATGACACAACAACAATACAACAACTTTGATCACGAAATTGGCTGGGAAGATACGATTGAAAAAGACTCGGATTTCGTCCTTTTGCCTGACGGACTGTACCACTTCACGGTCGTTGGTATGGAGCGTACACGCCACACGCCGAATCCACAAAATCCCGGCAAATTGCCAGCTTGTAACAAGGCTATCGTCAGTATCAAGATTGTAGCTAACGAAGGCGAAACAGAATTGCGCCACAACCTGTTCTTACACAGCTCAACTGAAGGAATGTTATCTGCTTTCTTTGCTGCAATTGGCCAAAAGAAAAAGGGCGAACCGCTTCGCATGAACTGGAATACCATCATCGGTGCAACTGGAGTATGTAAAGTCGGAACCCGACAATACAATAACAACAATTACAACGAAGTCAAATCCATGCTCTACCCTGAAGACGTGGATTATACAAAAGTGTTGAACCAACAACCAGGACAAGTTACACAAGCAAGCTACCAACAACCACAACCGCAGAACTTTGGACAACAACCACAAGGACAAGCTGGATACCAAGCTGGGCAATTCTAGGAGGTAAGGGATGCAATTAAGACCTTATCAACAGGAAGCACGGGAAGCTGTTCAAGCTGAATGGGCTAAAGGTCGCAAGCGCACGCTCTTAGTATTGCCTACAGGATGTGGAAAGACAATCGTCTTCTCCAAAATCATTGAAGACCAAGTGAAAGAGGGCAAGCGTGTGCTTGTCCTTGCTCATAGGTCAGAGCTTTTAGAGCAGGCTAGCGACAAGCTCAAGACTGCGACAGGACTCGGCACGGCCTTAGAAAAAGCTGAGAATACCTCTATCGGTTCATGGTATCGTGTTGTAGTTGGTTCTGTTCAGACGATGCAGAGAGAGAAGCGACTTAGTCAATTTCCTCCTGACTGGTTCGATACGATTGTGGTTGACGAAGCTCATCACGCTATTTCAGACGGTTATCAACGTGTCCTTGGTTATTTTGAACAATCGAATGTATTGGGAGTAACTGCAACGCCTGACCGCGGAGATATGAAGAACCTTGGTTCTTACTTCGACAGCTTGGCTTATGAGTATTCGCTAGTTCAAGCTATCCAGGAAGGGTATCTATCTAAAATTAAGGCCTTGACAATACCGCTCAGCTTGGATTTAACAAACGTCAGTATGTCAGCTGGTGATTTCAAAGCGAGCGATGTCGGAACGGCACTGGATCCATATCTGGAACAGATAGCAGATGAAATGGCCAAGCAATGTGCAGACCGCAAGACAGTCGTATTCTTGCCTTTGGTGAAGACCTCACAGAAGTTTCGAGATATTCTAAACGCAAAAGGTTTTCGCGCTGCTGAAGTAAATGGAGAGTCCAAGGATCGTGCAGAAGTCTTAGAAGACTTCGAGAAAGACCGCTACAACGTTCTTTGTAACTCTATGCTCTTGACTGAAGGCTGGGATTGCCCATCAGTAGATTGCGTGGTAGTGTTGAGACCTACTAAGGTACGTGCCTTGTATAGCCAGATGGTAGGGCGTGGGACTCGCTTGCATCCAGGCAAGGAAGAATTGCTCTTGCTCGACTTCCTCTGGCACACAGAACGCCATGAGCTATGCCGACCGGCGCACTTGATCTGTGAGACTCCAGAAGTCGCTCAGAAAATGGTTGAGAACATGGAAGAGCAGACGGGCGTCATGCTTGACCTTGAAGATATGGAAGTAAAGGCAGCAGAAGACGTAGTTGCTCAACGTGAAGAGGCTTTAGCTAAGCAATTGGAAGAAATGCGCAAACGCAAGCGCAAGCTAGTAGATCCATTGCAATTTGAAATGTCTATCCACGCTGAAGATTTATCGAACTACGTACCTAACTTTGGATGGGAAATGGCGCCTGCTAGTGATAAACAAATCAAAGCGCTTGAGAAATACGGCATCTTTACTGACGAAATCGGAAACGCAGGCAAGGCGAATCTCTTGCTGGACAGATTGCACAAACGACAATCAGAAGGCTTGACTACGCCGAAGCAAATTCGCTTCTTGGAAGGTCGCGGCTTTAAAGATGTGGGGATGTGGCAATTTGATCACGCTAAAAATATGATTGATCGCATTGCAGCTAATGGCTGGCGATTGCCAGCAGGCGTGCGACCAGCTGAGTATGTGCCGGGGTGATGTATGGAACTAAATACAATCTACAACGAAGATTGCTTAGTCGGTATGCAAAAAATCCCTGACAAGTCAATCGACATGATATTGTGTGATTTGCCTTATGGTACGACTCGAAACAGCTGGGACAGTGTACTGCCATTTAATAAGCTTTGGGAACAATATGAACGAATTATCAAAGACAATGGCGCGATTGTACTGACTGCTCAAACCCCGTTTGATAAAGCGCTAGGAGCGAGCAAGCCAGAATTGTTGCGTTATGAATGGATTTGGGAGAAATCCAATGCAACAGGACACTTGAACGCCAATCGAATGCCGTTAAAGTCGCATGAGAATATTCTTGTGTTCTATAAAGAATTGCCAGTATACAATCCGCAGTTTACTTACGGAAAACCTTACAAGGCAACCTATAGTACGCATAGCAGCAACTATGGAAAGCAAAAGGATAATATCGAAACCGTGAATGATGGCTATCGTTTCCCTAGAAGTGTATTGTTTTTCAACAACGAAAAAGACAATTTTCACCCGACGCAGAAGCCGGTTGAATTGTTTGAGTACTTGATAAAGACATATACCAATGAGGGGGGGTTAGTGTTGGATAACTGCATGGGCAGCGGAACTACTGCGATCGCTTGTCTTAATACCAATCGCAATTATATCGGTTTCGAAATCGACGAAGAATACTATTGCAAAGCCATAGATAGAATCAACAGTCATGTGTCGCAGATGACATTATTTTAGAAAAGGAGAAAACAGTGGCAGAGAATGATTTTAATTTGTTGCCGTTGCTGGATTACATCAATCCTGCCACGGTAGACTACCAGACATGGGTAAATGTGGGTATGGCCCTTAAACACGAAGGATACACAGCATCTGACTGGGATAACTGGTCTCAAAACGATAGCCGGTACAAGAAATTCGAGTGTTTCAAGAAATGGGATACCTTCAACGAGGAAGCAGGAACTATCGTGACGGGTGCGACTATTACCCAACTTGCAAAAGAAAACGGCTGGGTGTCGCAATCTGGCTACGATAGCGAGAACGCTCATGAGCTAGGTTGGACAGATACAATTGACCGTGATTATCGTGTCATTGATAAAGATTGGATCGAGGGCAAGGAAATCCACGAGCCGACTATTTGGAATCCAGTTCAGGAAATCATCAAATACCTTGAAACACTTTTTGAAGCTGGCGAAAATGTAGGTTATGTGACCAAATGCTATCCAAAGATTGATGACGAGACTGGCGAGATTGTCAAATGGTTGCCAACTAAAGGAGCTTACGACCGGACGGCTGGCCAATTGATTGAATCGCTTAGCAAGTGTAATGGCGATATTGGGGCAGTCTTAGGTGATTATCACGAAGAAGCTGGCGCATGGGTTCGTTTCAATCCCATGGATGGAAAAGGCGCTAAAAACGAAAACGTGACCGATTTCAGATATGCGTTGGTGGAATCCGACAGTATGCCGATTGACAAACAAAATGCCATCTACAAAGAACTTGAACTGCCGATTGCAGCCTTAGTCCACAGTGGGAACAAATCCCTGCACGCTATCGTGAAAGTAGACGCTGGCAATTACGATGAATATCGCAAGCGGGTTGATTATCTTTACAAGGTCTGCCAAAAAAACGGTATCGTAGTTGATACCCAAAACCGCAACCCAAGTCGCTTATCACGCATGCCGGGCTTTGTCCGCAATGGCCAGAAGCAATTCTTAGTAGATACGAATATCGGTAAGACCGATTGGGATGAATGGTACCAATACATTGAAGACTTGAACGATGACCTGCCTGACCCTGAGGGGCTGGCCGACAGTTGGGATAATTTGCCAGAATTGGCGCCTGAGCTGATTAAAGGCGTGCTTCGTCAAGGTCATAAGATGCTGATTGCTGGTCCTTCTAAAGCTGGTAAGTCATTCGCATTGATTGAGATGTCGATTGCAATCGCTGAGGGTAAGAAATGGCTTGGCTGGGATTGTACGCAGGGGCGTGTCCTCTATGTCAATCTGGAGCTAGACCGTCCGTCTGCCTTGCATCGCTTTCGTGATGTCTATCAAGCTATGGGGTTGGCACCTCAGAACATCCAGAATATCGACATTTGGAATCTTCGTGGGAAAACCGTACCAATGGACAAGCTGGCGCCTAAGCTCATTCGTCGAGCTTTGAAGAAGAATTACATCGCAGTTATCATCGACCCGATTTATAAGGTCCTGACAGGTGACGAGAATAGCGCAGACCAGATGGCCCATTTTACAAATCAATTCGACAAGGTGGCCACAGAGCTGGGCTCTAGCGTTATCTACTGCCATCACCACTCGAAGGGGTCACAAGGTGGCAAGAAGTCCATGGACCGTGCTAGTGGTTCTGGTGTATTCGCTCGGGATCCTGACGCGCTTATCGATTTGGTCGAGCTGGAAGTGTCAGAGGAATTGCTTACTCAAAGACTGAATCAGGCAGCGTGTGAAGTTTACAAACAAGCTTTGCAAGAGCGAAATAATGCTTATTACCAGCAAAATGTAGGCTTAGATGACCTATTAAGCCCTGCACAAATGCGGACGCACTTCGAGAAAGGCATTCCAGACGTGATGTCTCGGGCGCCGTATGCAGACAAGCTTGAAGAAGTTCGCAACAAGGTCCAGATAGCGACCGCATGGCGTGTTGAGGGTACGCTCCGAGAATTTGCCAAGTTTAAGCCAGTGAACATGTGGTTTAGTTATCCAGTACACGCGCTTGATGAAACAGGCGTGCTTGCGGATATTAAGCTGGACGATGATAAACCGAGCTGGCAAAGAGCTAAAGAAACTCGCAAAAAGAATGCGAAGGAAGATAAAAAGCAAAAGCTGATAGAGTTTGACGAAGCTATCGAAAAAGCAAATTACGGTGAACCACCATCGAAAGAGGATGTGGCCGATTATTTAGGTATAACAGTTAGGACTGTCGAAAGACGAATAAAAACATCTAAAAAATACCAAATAGATAAAAATACAGGCAATATTATCCCTGTAATAAAATCAGCGACAGAACCGTAAAGTTCTGGTTGTGTCCTAATAGCGACAGCACTATAAAAAATACGGTAGTGTCGTTGTCGCGACAGAACCATAAAATACGGTAGTGTCGTGCGACAGACAACTATATATTATATATATAGATAATGTCCTGTCGTCCATCATGTCCATACCTGTATAGACAGGGTTGCTAAAAACGCACCCTGTCATATACAAGGTCCATGGACTAAGCGCGAAATTAAAAAAGAAAGGAAGTACATTTTTAAATATGTCTATTGAATTCTTTTTACCGATGCAAAAAATTCCAACAACGACTCACCAACAAAAAAAGGTAAACGTACAATTTGGAAAGCCAATCTTTTATGAGCCAGAGGACTTAAAAAATGCCAGGATGAAATTTGAAAGCTTGCTTGCCCAGCATGTGCCTCCAAATAAAATGAAAGGAGCAATTCGGCTGACTGTTAAGTGGTGCTTCCCTCGTATCAAAAAAAGCTACGACGGCCAGTACAAGACCACAAAGCCAGATACGGACAATCTGCAGAAGTTACTCAAGGATTGTATGACGAAGCTTGGCTATTGGCAAGATGATGCCCAAGTGGCCAGCGAGATTGTCGAAAAGTTCTGGGCAGACACAGTCGGGATCTATATTAAGATTGAGGAATTGCCATGAAAATCAATTACATCGATTTCTTCAGCAGAGTCATTCCGGAATGGATGGCACGCAGTAATCAGAAAAGCCAAGAAGTCGGTTTTGGCTCAGATGCCTACTGGCTCTGGGCAGTGTCGTCTATCGGAGAGGTTTGCAAGCAATACAATGATGATGAGCTGGTGACGGAGCAATTCGGTCTAATCTTTAACTGGCTAGAAAAACAAGCAGGATAAACCATGGAATATAACAAACAAATAATGATTGACGGTTTGAAGCGGTCAATCGAGCAGACGGAGCAGGAAATTGAGGAGTATTCGAAGGCATGCGATAGACGAGTAGCACAAGGGCGGACTGCTCATCGTGAATTTTTGAAGAAAAAACTTAAGAGAATGAAAGCGCAGTTGGAGGAGTTGGAAGATGAATAAACAGAAATTGATAAGAAAGTATAAAGAATTGTGGAAAGAACACAGCCCTTTTCATGAGCCTGTACCTTATACTTCAATGGTTGAACTTTTTTTGAAAGAGTTAAAACAACTAGACGAACCCGAAACTGGTCACGCAGACGAAGCGCCTCGTTATGTCAAGAACATACTAGCTCGATTACGAGAATTGCCATTGCATGATAGAGAGGTCTGGTTAAAAGCTATCATGGGTGAATTTGAGAAAGATTTCAGTCATGCAAAATGGCGTGAGGGCTACGAGCAAGGCAAGTTTGAGGGTATGGTTGAACGTGAAAAAGTCAAAATCCCGCAGTTTGTGGCGGATTGGATTGAGTATTGTAAATTTACTCATGTTGATTTGCAACACGCTTTAATTGTTGGCGATGTAGACTTTTACAATTACGCAAATCAAACAGATTTTTCAAAACTAAAAGAATTTTTAGAAACAGAAAATAACCAAGCAACCTTTGCTCGAGCGTGGCTTGACGGCTACGAGGTCGAGAAAGAAAAGCGGTATGTGGTGAAGGTGAAAGGGATTTTTAAAGGATGTGAATATCTGAATTTCAAATTCGGTCGTGTATGGACTTTTAGCAACGAAGAGGAAAACGAAGAATATCGCACATGCCACACAAAGAAACAACTAGAAGAAGCTGGTTTCGGCTGGGTATTCGATTGCCCAGGAATCAAGATCGAGGAGGTGGAAGATTGACGATAAATATTAAACAACGATTAAAAGCTTTGCAGTATATTGATATCAAAGCGAAGTCTAAGCACCAGGAAATTATCAGCTTGAAGTCAGGCATTTTACGAGGACAGCAGTTCGACAACATGCCGAAATCAAAAGGTAACACGAACCATTCTGAGGAATTGAATATTTCGATTATCGTTAAGTCAGACGAATTGTATCGAGAAATTCAATCTCTATACAAGGAGCGTGATGACCTTGTAAGAGCTATTGAGTCACTCGATGACCCAGTAGAGAACATTGTCATGCGACTACTCTATATCGACGGTCTTTCGTGGAAACAGGTCGAAAGAAAGCTGCGGTGCAGTCCTGCGACCATACAGAGAGCGAAAGATAAAGCGATAGCTAAATTAGTTAAAATATTTGATAGTAACGATAGTAAATGATAATTACAAAGTGATATTATTGTATTGTCAGCAAGTACGGTAAAGCGGACTGATGACTCCTTTAATAATTTTTTTGTAACGATGTCAGGGACGAGCCAGTGATTTCTTCTTAGTCTTTCGTTTAGTCTCTGATGTCGTTATTTTAGGCTTTTAGTGTAGCGGTAACACAACAGTCTCCAAAACTGTTATCGTGGGTTCGATTCCTGCAAAGTCTGTGAGAGGTCTTCATTAAAAGTCACATGGTTGTGTGGCTTTTTTGATTGTTTTTGAAAGGTGGTGATGGACATTGGGTTAAATCAAAGACAAAAGATGTTTGCGAGCGAGTATTTGAGGACTGGAAATGTCTATCAATCTGCAATATTTGCTGGTTATAGTGAGGCTTACGCTAGAACAACCGCTAGCAAATTACTAGAAAATGCAAGCATTAAAACGTTCATACAAACAGAAACCGAAAAGATGCACGACGAGAATATTTTGAGTGCCAAAGAGGCCCTTTCAATACTTTCAGACATTGCAAGAGGCAAGCGACTCGAAGAAGTTTTGATGATGAATCCAGTTACTGGTGAGGTGGATAGAGTTACGAAAAAAGCGGATAATAACACGGTTATTAAAGCGATAGCTGAAATATTGAAACGATATCCGACTGCTAAACAAGCTGAAAAACTTGAACTTGAAATCGAGAAACTTAAATCTCAAATTGGCATGGATGACGAGCACGACGATAAGCTTGTTGAATTCGCTAGGGCTTTGAGAGGTGCTTTCAATGACAAGTAAATTCACGCCAAAACAAGAACAAGTCCTTAGACGAGTTTTAAACGATGATTTCTTTATTTGCGGTTTACATGGTGCAAAGCGTTCAGGTAAGACTGTTTTGAATAATATGGTCTTCCTGAATGAAATTGATAGAGTTAGAACAATAGCTGATGAGTTAGACATTGATGAACCGATGTATATTTTGGCCGGGACATCTTCGACTTCGATACAAAATAATATTATCCAAGAACTCTATAACATGTTTGATATTGAGCCAAAATATGACAAACACGGAGCGTTTACTCTTTGCGGAGTCAAGGTTATTCAAGTCTATACTGGTTCGATTTCAGGTTTAAAACGAGCTCGTGGTTTCACAGCTTTTGGAGCCTATGTGAACGAGGCATCGTTGGCCAATGAACAAGTGTTCAAAGAAATCATCTCACGTTGTTCAGGAGAGGGTGCACGGATTGTTTGGGATAGTAACCCAGACATCCCGACTCACTGGCTCAGACGAGATTATATCAACTCTGAAGACGATATGATTATAGATTTTCATTTCAAGTTAGATGATAATACATTCATGTCCGATAGGTACCGTGAGAATATCAAGAACGCTACGCCGGCTGGCGTCTTTTATGACCGAGACATCCTTGGTTTGTGGGTGACTGGTGAGGGCGTTGTATATCGTGATTTTAGCGAGAATATGTTTGTGAATGAAGTGCCAGAAGATATAACTAAAGTCTATGCTGGCGTAGACTGGGGGTATGAACACTTTGGCTCTATTGTAGTTGTCGGAGAAACCTCAGACGGTTCAGTTTATATCTTAGAGGAACATGCACATCAATACAAAGAGATTGACTTTTGGGTAGACATTGCTAAGAATATCAAGGAACGGTATGGCAATATCACGTTTTGGGCAGATAGCGCACGACCTGAACATGTTGCAAGATTTCAAAGAGAGCAATTAAGAACATTCAACGCTAATAAAGCGGTTTTGTCTGGTATTGAAGAAGTCGCTAAGCTGATGAAAGCTGGGCGCTTTTTTGTTGTTTCGGATAAGGTCAGCAAGTTCAAAGATGAGGTCTATCAGTATATCTGGAATGAGAAGACAGGCGAGCCAGTGAAAGAGAATGACGACGTGCTGGATGCGGTGCGTTATGCGATTTATTCACAACATTCTCAACCAAAAGCAACTGTCCGCAGACGTTCTCAATACGGCTTATAGAAAGGAATTAAATGTATCAGATTTTAACTTATCCGAGAGATGGATATGATGAAACAGCTTTGAATAAGGAATTGATTTTCAAGCTGATTCGCAAGCACACACAAGAACGCAGTCACTTGCAGGATTTGAAGAAATACTATCTAGGTGAGCATGCTATCTTGAATCATACCAGACGAAATAAGAATGCTCCGAACTTCAAAACAGTAGCAAATCATGCTAAGGACATCGCAGACACGTCTACTGGTTATTTCATGGGCAATCCTATAAAGTATAACAATACGGCTGAAAGCGACCTTGAACCTTTGCTTGAAGCTTTCGATGGCGCTGAAATAGACCAAGTGGATGCGCAGAACGCTCTGAACATGGCTATCTATGGACGTGCTTACGAGTACATCTATGCTAAAGAGGGGCTGACTGAGCTTGATTCGACTAGCGTAGATCCTGAGAATGTATTTCTTGTATACGATGACAGTATTGAACGCAAGGCCTTGTTTGCGGTCTACTACTACGAAATTAAAGATGATACGAAAGATGCTACTAAGTATCAAGCAGAAGTCTTTACTCAGAACCTGCATTATCACATCGTGCTGCGTGATTCGAGCATGGGAACAATACAGAATGAGAAAGTAGAAGAACATAATCTTGGACAAATCCCAATCATCGAATATCGTAACAATCACTTTGCGATTGGTGACTATGAGCAACAGATTAGCCTGATTGATGCTTACAACTCATTGATGGGTAATCGTGTCAACGACAAGGAGCAAGCAGTCGAGTCTATTCTTGTACTTTATGGTGCGCAGTTAGCTGACAACCTAGAGGATGCTAGAGAAGCAATGAGCATCCTTGCTGAAGAAGGGCTTTTGGAATTACCAGCAGATGCCAAGGCTGATTTCTTAAAGAACGCCCTGGACGAGAACGCTACTGAAATCTTGCGCAAGGCTTTGAAAGAAGACATCTACACATTCAGCCATGTGCCGAATTTGACAGATGAGAACTTCGCAGGCAATAGCTCGGGTGTAGCCATGGAATTCAAGCTACTAGGTCTTGAAATGATAACCAAGACGAAAGAAGCGAATTACAAGCGAGGTCTTAGACAGCGGATTGCTATCTTCGCTCACTACTTGGGCATGCAGCAGATTGCGCTTGAAGCTCATTCAATCGTACCTCAATTCAGCCGTGGATTGCCTAAGAACTTGCTCGAATTGTCACAGATTATCAATAATCTTGAAGGTAAGGTCTCACTTCGTCAGCTTATTTCGCTCTTGCCATTCGTTGAAGATCCTGACGCTGAACTTGAAGAACTCGAGGAAGAGAAAGAGAAGAATAAGGATCGTGTGCCGTTCTTTAATCAAGCGAACACGAAGCCAGACGAAGAGGTGACAGATGAAGAACGAGGAGTATTGGACCAAGAGGAAGGCTAATCTCATCTCTGTGCAGATGGATAAGGCTGAGAAACAAGCTGACAAGTTCGACGAGATTTACAAGCAAGCTAAAGCTTATCTAGACAAGCAAATCAACAAAGTCTTTGATAAGTTTCAGCGTGATTATGGCTTGAGCGAGCGTGACGCTCGTCAGGTCTTGAAGAACATGAAAGACCAAAAGGACCTTAACGAACTTCGCAAGGTTCTTGAAGCTAGACCGAATGACCCGAATATTCAACGCCTGCTTGCTGATTTGGACAGTCCGGCTTACGCTTATCGCATGAAGCGTTTAGAGCGTCTAAACGACGACCTAAACCGCATGCGTGAGTCTATCTATCGCTCTGAAAAATCAGGTTCAGATGCCTTTTACAGCGACTTAATGAAAGATAGCTACTACAAGGCTACTTTTGACCTACAGCAGCAGACAGGACTCGCCTATAGTTTCTCAAGTCTTCCTGAAACAGAAATTAAGCGTCTACGAGGTTTAAAATGGACAGGAGAGGCTTATTCGGATAGAATATGGTCAAATACTGGGGCGCTCGCTTCAAGCGTGAAAGACGAGCTCCTGGTAAGCCTCATGACTGGTCGTAGTGTAAGAGATACATCTCAAGCTATCGCAGAACGATTTGAAGTTGGACAGAATAAAGCTAGGCGTTTGGTTCGTACTGAGTCAGCATTCTTCCACAATCAAATGGAACTGCTTAGCTATGAAGACGCTGAGATTACAAAGTATCGCTTCGTAGCAGTATTAGATAAGCGCACGTCGCACATTTGCCAAGAACATGACAACAAGGTCTACGATACGGACAAGGCTGAGCCTGGTGTCAACTATCCACCTCTTCATCCGTGGTGCAGGTCTACGACTATCGCACATGATGAGGACGCAGATTACAGCAAGCTAGAGCGACGAGCGAGAAATCCCAAGACTGGCAAAGTCGAATATGTGCCTGCTGATATGTCTTATAACGATTGGTATAGTGAATATGTTGCAAAACCACGAGAGCGTGAGTTGAGTGGAGGAAAATTCGGGGCGAACTTAGATTATGTCCGAAGCGATGAATTTGTTGATAAATTAAAAAATCATCCAAAAACTTCGAATTTATCCGAATCTATTGCAAGGGTTTCAAGGCAGATACTGCAGCATAGAAACGGAACACAGTATGAAGACTACTATTTGCTTGATGCAGAGACAGGAAGAGTTGTTGCTTTAAGCAATAAAGCTAGAAAAATAAAAGGTGTAGTTTATAACGACCAAGTGAGAAAAGCTTTTAAAGAAAGCTCTGAACAAAGCCTTGTTTCAATTCACAATCATCCGTCAGGGTATCCACCATCGCTTAGCGACTTTGCATCGTTGCAACAAAGGAGCAAAAATAACACTGTAAAATATGGTTTAACGATAGGCCACGACGGAAGCGTGTATTGGTATTCAAAACCGAATAAACGGATACATAAAAAAGCTAATCAAGAATATGAAAATTTGATTGAAAAAATGATTAAATTAGGTTATACTGAAGTAAAAGCACAGGAAAAAACACTGGCATTATTCGCTGAAAAGTACGACTTTACTTTTGAAAGGATTGATTAGTTATGTCTTATACTTTGACCAAGGAAGAAGAAAAGTTTTGGCTTTCTCAACCTGATGAGATTACTATTCCTCCTGTTGAGGAAATAGAAAAGAAATACGCAGGGGTAAGCGATGAAGAATTATGGCAAAGTATTCAGGATACTATTGCTAATTTATAACAATTAAGCACCTAGAGAAATCTAAGTGCTTTTTTCGTGCTCAGAAAGGAGAATCTGATGAATAAGTACAAAAAGCTGATAGAATTGATTGAAGATAATGACCTTGAAATTCAATCCAAGAAATGTTACGACCCACAGAGCGCTTGGCATGGTGAGGAGTTATGGATTGTCGATATGAAGAAACAAAATGAAATTTTTGATTTATCGCTTAACGGTTACTGCTTTCATGACACTTCTGTCGAGAAAGCTATTGAAGAAGTCGAGAAGTATCTATTATTGAAAAAGATGGATACGTTTGATGATTTCAAAAAATGGGTAGAAAAGAATGCTAAGCCTCAAAAGAATGCATAGAAAGGAGTAAAACATGTTTATTTGGGAATGGGTATCAATCGCTTTTGGGTGGTTGGTATTCTTTTGGTTATTCGTTTTAATTGCAGGAACTATTCTTGCGATTTTAACAGGTTTCAAAAACAGAAAGTAGGTGATCCGACATCTTGACTTGCAGAAATAGACTGCTATAAGTTGAACAATTGAAGTAAGGAGTCTAACAATGAAAGTAAAAGAACTTTGCAAAGTGATAGAAAAAGAGTCTTATGTGACTGTTGAACATAACGGCAAGCGATTAGAGGGCGACTATCCTTGTTGCTTTCTTGATTGTGAGTTAGAAGTTAAAAGAGTTTCTGTCATAATCGGAGACGTTATTTTGATAGAAATTTAAAAGAAAGGAATTAAAAAATGGAAGATTGGAAAGAGCGGTTTAAAAAAGAATACTACGAATTGAGAGAACGATTTCAAAAGTTAGACATGATGATTGGCCAATACGAAAAAGGGCAACTAGAGTTTGAACCTAAATGTCCTATCGATTTGTTAAAAGGCCAGCGTTCGACTATGTGGAATTATTTAAAAATTCTAGAACAACGTGCAGAAATTGAAGAAATTAAACTATAAAACCTAACCGTATGGAATCCCGTACGGTTTTTATATTGTCCAAGCATTGAAGACACTAAAAAGCTATGGAAAATACAGTCGGGGACGACTTTAAAAATAGGAGGTTCGCAATGAACGAAGAAACACAAACGGTCGAAACGGTTGAAGAACAAAAGGTGCCTGCAGGACCTACACCACAACCGCAAGACGAGAAGAAGTACACAGACGCAGAAGTCGATGCTATCATCGACAAGAAATTTGCTAAGTGGAAGTCAGAGCAAGAAGCCAAGGAAAACGAAGCTAAGAAGCTTGCCAAAATGAACGCTGACGAGAAACAGAAATATCAGTTAGATCAGCGTGAGCAAGAATTAGCTAATCGTGAACAAGCGATTGCTCGCAAGGAATTGACCGCAGAAGCTAAGGCAATGTTAAGTGAACGTGGCTTACCAGTCGAATTAGTATCCGTGGTTGATTTGTCAAACGCTGAAGCCGTGACTGAATCAGTCGCAAGCATTCAGAAAACGTGGGAGGATGCAGTCCAAAAAGGTGTATCTGACCGCATGAAGGGTAGCGCACCTATTAAGACTGCGCCAGCAAATCAGCAAGAAGTCACTGAAAAATGGAAACAGGACTTTTTGCGCTAAAAATATAAAAAATGAGGTAAAAAATAAATGGCATTTGAAGCATTAAACACAGCAGAATCACGCAAGCGCCACCTTGGAATTATCGAGGATGTCCTTGCGGTTAATTCATACGCAACACCACTCTTGACACCAAGTGAAGCAGTAACTCTAAACGGTCGCTCTTTCACAGTTGCAACTGGTGACACAACTGAGTTGAAAGACTACAAACGTAACCAAGTGAATAAATTTGACAATGTTGAAACAGAAGAAAAGGTATACACCCTTGAAGAAGAAAAATATTGGGGCCGTTTCGTTGACCAGTTGGATGAACGTGACTCAAACGGTCAAGTAAATATTGAGTATGTGATTGCTCGTCAAGCTGCTAAAGTAGTCGCTCCATATCTTGATGAACTACGTTTTGGTGCAGCGCTTGGAAACGTAAGCGATAACGTGGTTATGGGCAAAGATAAAGGCGCAAACAACGCTTACAATGCGGTTCTTGATGTGTCTGAGAAATTGGATGAACTTGGAATCACAAAAGAACGCTTGCTCTTTGTAACTCCAAGTTTCTACAAAGCTATCAAGTCCGAAATTGTACGCTTGCCACAAGGGGATGCAGATAAGAAAGTCCTTGGCAAAGGATATGTTGGTGAATTGGATGACTACACAGTCTATAAAGTTCCTTCTAAATTCTTGCCAAATGTAAATGCCCTTGCTGCTGCACCTGGCGTAGTGACATCGCCAATTCAAATTGATAACACTAAGTACAACAACAACGTACCTGGTCGATTTGGTGAATTGGTAGAACAATTGCTCTACACTGGAGCGTATGTTCTTGAACACTTCCAAAAATACATCATCACAATTGCAGATACTAAACCTGCTGCTAAAAAATCAGCCCAAGGAAAGACAGTAAACCGTGCTAAAGCGTGGAAGGCTGGAACAACCTACAAAGAAGGTGACACAGTAACGCACGAGGATAAAGTCTACGTTGCAATCAAAGAAATCACTAGCTCAACCAACGCACCAGATTCTGACTCAGCTAACTGGAAGGTCAAGAAATAAGGTCTGACCTATGAAAGTTAGAGTAAAACAAGCTTTCAATGATTGGCAAGCGAAAGTGAGACGACAAGAGAATGATGTCTTTGAGATGACAGACGAGCGTTTCAACGAATTGTCACACAATCTCAAACGTGAATTCTCAGTCGATATCGCAGACGTTGTCGAGATCATTGATGAAACCGAAAACCAAGGAGACGAGACGACTCCTTACGATTAGGAGGTCTTATGAAACTTGAAAAATTAAAAACATTGACGGGCGAGAGTGACGAAACGGTCCTCTCGTCCTTGCTTTTAAGGGCAGAAAATATCATTTTATCTGAGACGAACCGAGAAAAGCTGACACCAGCACTCGACAGGCTACTACCTGAACTTGTAATCGAGCTCTACAACCGCTCAGGAAGCGAAGGAGAGCAATCTAGGAGCGAGGGTGGTATATCTGTTACCTACGGAGAGTCAGGCTTGTCTACGGGCCTTTTACAGCGTATTAGGATGCATCGCTTAGCGAGGGTGGCAGGTCATGTTTTTGAAAAAGAATAGGCTGAAACCTTATAACCTCAAGCGGTTCAAGAAAACCGTTACGAATGAGGGAGTTGCTAAAGAAGGATATGCGGACGAGGTCGAAGAAGTAAGACTTGAATTGTGGCCAGCGACTAGCCAGCTACAATCTGAGATTTACGGTGATCGTATCAACGATATCTTAAATGCAAACGCGAGCAAGGATGCTGATATCAACGCCAAAGATGGTATTTGTATCGATAGCAAGACAGACGTCACGCATCGGGTTATCTCAAAAAAAGTATACAGCAAGCATCAAGTTTTGGAGTTAGAGCGTGTCAGGTTTAATCGGAGCAGATAGCTTAATCGCTAAGTGCCGTAAGCTATACGGTGCAAAGAGCAACGAGATAGTAGGACAAGCGGTCTTGCATGCTGCTAAAACAGTCGTACAAGCTGAAGCGAAACTCAGAGCGTCAGCGAATGAGGGTGAGTTGAGAAATAGCATCAGAGTTCGCCTGAAAGTGAACGGGAACAAGATATCGAGTGAAGTCTTTACAAACTCAGATCATGCTACCTATGTCGAACTCGGAACAGGCCCGAAAGGACAAGCTAGCCACTCTGGCATATCACCAGAAGTCAGCGTGTCTTATCGGTCTAGTCCCTGGTACGTGCATGAAGACCAAATCAACGTAGGACCTTACCACTTTGCAAAAAGAGGTGAGTTCTATAAGATGTATGGTCAACCTGCGCAACCTTACTTGTATCCTGCTTTGAAAGATAACCATGACCGTGTATCTAGTAACATTTCAAAATTCGTTAGTAGAAAGATAAGAGAACAGATAAAATGATTAATATTAAGCCTGTAATTTACAAAGAATTGCAAAAGGTCGCAGATAATGTGACCGATACGTATCCGAGCGACTGGGAGAACGTTCCAGTCGTCATTTTTTTGGAAGAACAGAATAAACCGGGTGAATGGTTCGATGACCAGGAGAAGAAGTCGCATATTCGCTACAAAGTGGATATCTTCGACAAAGATAGCACCAGCGATTTAGCGGTCAAAATCAATGAAATTTTCGCATCTTTAGGATTGCGAAGAACAGATTGTCAGGATGTACCTGATCCGTCGCATTTGCGTCACAAGTTGATGCGCTTTGAGGGAATTGTGGACCTGAATTCACAATTGGTTTATCAGTATAGAATGGAGAATTAAAACATGTTAGCAAATGGAATTAAGCTTGCTTTTAGCAAAACTAAAGGCGATTACCAAAATCTTGTAGGTTTGAAAGAGGTACCAGAGTTTGGTATCGAACCTGAAAAAGTCGAGAATACGACTCTTGCAGACAAGGTTAAAAAATATGAATTTGGTATTGGTGACGCTGGGGAACTTGAGTACAAGTTCGCTTATGATAACACAACTGCCACTTCACCTTATCGTGTCTTGCGTAATGCTGCAGACAATAAGGAAAAGCTCTACTTTGAACAAACCTACCCAGACAATACCAAGGTTACTTTTGAAGGCCAAGTATCCGTCAAACTTGGCGGTGGTGGTGTGAACTCTGTTATTGAGTTTACTCTCAAGATTGCATTACAGTCTGAACTTGCATTCACAGACGGAATTGGAGGTTAATAGATGACTCTACCATACGCAACTTGGAAAGTTAGTGAGGACAAGGAGTTGAAACTCCGCCTTACGTCTTTGCAAGCTACCAAAGTTGAAGAAAAAATCGGAGCAAACTTGCTCAAGGTATTCATGCCGTCTGAAGGTGAAGCCTTTGCTTTGCCACCTCTCAAAGTCATGTTGCTGTTGACTCATGGAGCGCTTCAAAAGTTCGAACATGGGCTCTCATTTGAAGATGTGTCTAACCTTTACGACGACTACGTCGATAATGGAGGTGACCAGGCAGCATTCATGGCAGACGTCATCTTGCCGATGCTTCAAGTATCGGGTTTTATGCCGCGGGAGAAAGCAAGCAAGAAAACTCCCAAGACATCCAAAGCCAAAATGGGAGTAGTCGAGTAGAACAGACTACGGTTACATCGGTAAAAGAAATGGTCGAGAGGTTATACCCGATGTTTTTGGACATTGGGGGCAAGCCTCTCGATTTTTGGGATTTAACGGTGCTTGAAATCAGAGAAATGATTGAAAGTTATAATCGTGTCACAATCCAAAAGCAAAAAGAAAAAATAGTTGAATCTTACAGACTTTCGCAGATGATAGCAAATAATGTGTCCTTGCTACTTTCAAAAGATGCCAAACCGCTTGAGGTATGGGATTACGCTCCTGAACTTTTTGAGAAAGAGCGAGAGCAGGTCGAACAAGCGAGATTGGCTCAAGAGTTGAAATTGCACAAAGAACGCATGCGCATGTTTGCTGAGAGTCACAATCGAAAATTGAAAATGAAAGGAGAATAGATGGGAGTTACTCTTGATGAACTCAAAGTTATGATTGACGCTGAAATCGCACCTTTCAAAAACAAGATGAAAGAAGTTGAGAACAAGGTCAAAGATGCATCTAATAAAGTACAGTCATCAACCGACAAAATCAAGGCACAGTCAGGATCCATGCTTGGCGTTTTTGGTAAATTAGCCAAATTCGCAGGATTTGCTTATCTTGGCAAGAAGTTGCTTGACTTCGGCATGTACTCAACGCAGATGGCTCTTGAAGTCACGGCATCTATTAACCAAATCAAGCGTCAAATGGGCGAGAGCTCACAGACATTCTTAAAATGGGTCAACGACAATGCAAACGCTATGAACATGGGCGTTGGTGAAGCGACAAAATACGGGGCAGTGTATTCAAACCTATTTTCTGGCTTTATCAAAGATTCTAACAAGCTGAGCGCATACACTGCTAAGATGCTTCAAACATCAGCAGTAGTCGCAGAGGGTTCAGGTCGTAGCATTACAGACGTCATGGAGCGTATTCGCTCTGGTTTGCTAGGGAATACCGAAGCAATTGAGGACCTAGGAATCAACGTTAATGTGGCCATGATTCAATCGACTGAAGCGTTCAAGCGTTTTGCAAATGGCCAAAGTTGGGACCAACTCGACTACCAAACACAACAGCAAATCCGTTTAATGGCTATCCTGGAGCAGGCGACTGCTAAGTATGGCACAACCTTGTCGCAGTCCGTCAACGGACGCATTAGCTTGTTTAAATCGCTATTGAAAGATGCTGCCTTGAACGTAGGTAATGCCTTCTTACCGATTATCAATGCTATCATGCCAGTCTTAAATTCATTCGCAATGGTCTTGAAGAATGTGACGGCTAAACTCGCTGAGTTTATCGCTTTGATGTTCAATAAGAAAGCGACTGTAAAAGACGGTGTGACTGGCGCAGTCGGCGATATGAACGGAGCCTTACAAGATGCTTCATCTGGCGCAGGCGACCTCGCTGATGCCATGGACGACGCAGACGATGCTTCAGGTGGTCTAGCTGACAATCTCGGAGACTCAGCCAAAAACGCTAAAAAGGCAGTCAAAGAATTGCTTGGTCTAGCCGGATTTGACGAAATCACGATTTTGAACAAGAAAGATGATTCTGATGACGGAGGCTCTGGCGGTTCTGGTGGTGGCGGTGGTAAAGGCAAAGGTAAGAAAGGTAAAGGCGGAAGCGGACCTTTTAAAGACATCTTGCCAGAAGTTGCACTCGCCGACATGGACAACCAGTTCAAGAGCATTTTTGACGGCCTTGGAGATAAGCTGAAAGGTCTATCTGACCTATTTAGCAAAGGGTTCTCTGCTACATTCAGAGCTGAAGGTCTCGAACGTATCACAAGTGCTATTGGTCGAATTAAGAAGACGCTTGAAGAAATCGCTACTGACCCACGAGTAGTCAATGCCTTCAATGGCATGACAGAGAAAATCGCTTATGCGCTAGGGCAGATTGCAGGCTCTATCGGAACGGTCGGAGTTGGTATTGGTGTCTTTCTTTCCGAAAGCATAGCAAACGGTCTAGGACGCCAAAAAGAGCGTATTATTCGCTCTCTAGTAGCTCAGTTTGAGAATACGGGCAATATCTTTGCATCAGCCGGAAATATTGCTCAGGCATTCGCAGATGGTTTCTATGACGTCATAACATCGACCGGTGCTATTCGTATTGGAAGTGCGCTTGTATCTTCATTTTTTGCTATCGATTCAAGTATTAGAGAAATCAGCTTCAAACTCGGCGGTGACCTGCTAAAAGGTATTGAACAGATTGTTACGGATAACATGCCTGGCGTTGCCGAGGCTTTTTCAAATGCCTTAACAGGTATCGCTCCAATTTTTGAGAGCGCTGAAAAGGCAATTAATGATATGGTCGACTCAATTAGTCGAGTGTATGATCAATACATTCGTCCGACGATTGAGTCATCAACTAAGGCTATATCTGGTTTTGTTAGCGTGTTTGTAAAAGGTTGGAATAATTACATTCAACCCGTTATCGAAAAACTTGGTCAAGGATTCTCGGACACAATTGGCAAACATATCTCACCAATGATCCAGAAGATTTTGGAGATGGTCGCAAGTTTCCAAGAAATGTCACAAGTCATTAACGCTTATGTAGGTCCTGCTATTGGCTTTATCGTTGAGCAATTCACGAGAATTCTAGCTCCAACCCTTGAATATATCGGAGAAGTCTTCCGTGTATTATTCAACACAGTCGCTGATATGCTTGGGGGCGTGGCCGACTTCCTAAAGGGCGTGTTTGATATTATCACGGGTATCCTTACCAGTGATATGAGCAAGATTTTCGACGGTTTCACCGAAACAGGTGATGCCATCATGAACATCTTGTCTACAATCTTAACTGGATTGTTGGATTTAACAGTAGCAGTTTTGAAGTTCATTTGGGACACGATTGTAGCAATCTTCCAAGGAATTTGGGATGGTATCGTTGCTATCTTCACACCGATTGGCGAATGGTTCTCAGAACGCTGGAACGACATCACAACCGTTTTAGCAGACGTAGCTAAATGGTTTGGGGATATGTTCCAGAAAGCTTGGAACGATCTAACGAATGTATTCTCTTCAATCGGCACTTGGTTCGGTGAGCGATGGAACGATGTGACAACTGCACTTGCTAACGTCGCACCGTGGTTCGGAAATATCTTCAAAACTGCATTTGAAGCGGTCAAGAATGCATTTAGCACGATTGGAAGCTTCTTCAGTGGTGTTTGGACCACGGTTAAGAATATCTTCGTGAATGCTGGCCAAATGGTCGGTAGCGCAGTAGGTGGAGCCTTCAAGAGCGCAGTTAATGCGGTTCTTGGCACCATTGAGAACGTGGTTAATGGTTTCATCGGTATGATTAACGGTGTTATCGGTCTAATTAACAAGATTCCGGGCGTATCTCTTGGTAGCGTTGGCTATGTAAGTCTACCTCGATTAGCTCGTGGTGGTATCGTTGATAGTCCGACAGTAGCCATGATTGGTGAAGCTGGTAAAGAGGTCGTTATGCCTCTTGAAAATACCGGATTCTTGCAAACTATGGGTCGCATCGTAGGTGGTGCGGTAGTAAATGCCCTGGGCGGTGGCTTGCCACAATCCGGAGGCTTCAGTGGTAGTGGTGATATCGTTATCCAAATCGGCGGACATGAATTTGGTCGTGTAGCTATCCAAGAAATCAATCGAGAACAAGAACGTGCAGGACAAGTCTTGCTTAACATCTAAAGGGAGGTAAAATGGCACACTTAATTATCAATGGGGTGGCTGTCAAGTCTCCCAAATCTTTTCAAGTCGGTATTCAAGATATCGACGGAGAAACAGGTCGCAATGCGAACGGCGACATGGTTCGTGACCGTATCACGACCAAGCGCAAGTTAGATTGTGAATGGGGCATGCTGACTCAGGATGAAATGAGTCAGCTTTTAAATGCCGTCTCAGCGGTCTTTTTTGAGGTCTCATACCCTGACCCAGTAAGAGGTCAAACAACAGGTACTTTTTACGTTGGAGACCGAACTGCTCCAAGTTATTCGTTTACTGAACAGTTCAAACCATGGTCGGGCGCAAAGTTTAATCTGGTAGAAAGGTAGGTTAGAACATGGATATATTCAGACGAAAGAAATTTGATGAAGCGATGTTTGCTAGAAATCGCACCCTTGCTATCAGAGTAGGACAGTATCAATCAAGTGATATCAAAGAAGCTAGCTTTGATTATGGCTATATCAAGGGTGATGCTTACAAGCCGGGCGGAACGTGTGCTGGTAGTGCTAAAATCACGTTCACAAGCATCATCACATCATTCAATAAGCTAGATAAGGTTTACCCTGAAATCGGTCTTTTGGTAGACGGAACCTATGAATGGGTCAAAATGGGTGAATACTTCATCAATGACATTGAGATTGACCGAAACCGTAACACGACCAAGCTTGACCTTATGGACGGGATGTTCAAGCTCAATCGACCGTATGAGTCAAGTTTGACCTATCCGGCTCCTATTCAAAAAATCGTTGCTGAGATTGCAAATCAGACTGGCGTTAAGCTAGAAGATGCATATTTTGACGCCACAGATTTAACTGGACAAGTCTATTACATTGACAAGAAGCCAGATGGCAAAAAATCGACCTATCGGGATGTCTTGAGCCTTGCAACTCAAATCCTTGGTCGCTCTTGTTTCTTCAATCGAGACGGCAATCTTGAAATTCGAGAACTGATTGATTCAGGTCTCGTGGTTACAGCAGATAGTTACTTCATGCACGGATTGACCAAGAGTGAAGTCGAATATCAGATTGCAGGGATTTCTTGTAAGAAAGACAAAGAGACTCTTACAGTCGGTATGCGTACTGGTCGCTCTCTTGAAATCGAAAATAGCTTGATGACACAGTCAACGCTAGATAATCTCTATCACAAAATCAAGGATATTCGTTATTATCCATATAACTTGAATTATCAAGGGCATCTCTTACTAGGCGTTGGCCAGTGGGTGACTATCAAGACGAACAAGGGTGAGACGTTCAAATCTCCAGTATTGAGCCAGTCATTCATATTTAAAGGTGGTCTGCGTGGTCGTATCAGCGCAGACAGTAAATCTGGCAATGATGCGCAGTATTCGTACGCAGGAACGCTCACAAAGAAGATTGAGCAATTCAGCGAATTTGAGAAGCAAATTCAAAACCAAATCGAAGAAGCTGATAAGGGGTTTGACAAGAAAGTCGAGAAAATCAAGAATGACTTTAACGACCAAGTCGAACTGGCCAAAGCTAAAGTAGCAGAGGTCAAGCAAAGTCTAACAGAGACCATCGACCAACGTTTTCGTGACTTTGATAGCGTAGGTCTGAACGAAATCAAGCAAAAGGCTGATGAAGCTTTGCAAAACGCTGGCGCAAGTAGCCTGCTTGCTCAGGAAGCGAAGCAAATTAGTGAGCAGTTGAGAAGTCAACTTGATAACAAGGCTGACCTCGTCGAATTTCAGCGAGTGAAAGAAACCAATCAGCTCTACGAACGAATCATCGGTAGTAGCGAGTCCGACATCGCTGAAAAGGTCTCACGTATGGCTATGACTAGCCAGCTATTTCAAGTCGAAGTAGGCAAATATGCAAACGCTGGCGGTCCGAATATGCTCAGGAATTCAAGAGCGGACGACAATCTGAAATACTGGTCTGAAGCGAATGGTCGATTAGGCTTCACGTCTCACTCGTTCTATTTTAACGGCCAAAAACGCATGTTTGAATTGAGACCAGGAGCAGTTGTTAAAAGTCCCCGTTTCATTATCAAACGAAATGCAGATTACGTTTTAAATATTTTAGGATTTGACAACAATTCAAAATATTTTAGAGTGTATTTCTGCAAGCGTAAAAAAGGGTCTAGAGCTGATTTTGAAGAAAAACAGCTTGTGTTTGACGGTCAGCCAAGATGGGTAGACGGTCCTGTGTTCGATAACACGAAGGCGGTTAAAAAAACATTCAAATTCAACGTTGGCGACTATGACGATGGCTATCTGCAATTCGAATACGACCGGAACAACCCTAACAAATGGGGCGGTCTATTCATGACTGAGCTGGACTTCTACGAAGGCGACAATGACCGTAAATGGCAACCAGCTCCAGAAGATGCGACCTTAGAGACAGACAAGACTCTTGAAGCGACTCAAACTAAATTGTCCTTGCTTCAAGGTTCGTTTGCGTTCCAAAACTTGACAAGCGCTGGCTCTATCGTCTCGCAAATCAACGCAACGAACAATCAAATCTTGATTGAATCTGAAAAGATTCGTCTTAAGGGTAAGACCTTGCTTGACGAATTAACAGCCATTGATGGTTATTTTAAGCGCTTGTTTGTCGGTGAGGGCAACTTTGTCAAGTTGAATGCTGAGATTATCGGTTCAAAGACTATCACAGCTGATAAGTTGATTATGGACCAAGCGATGGCTCGGATGTTTGTGTCAAGCGATATCTTTACGGATACGCTTGCTGCTAAAGAGGCCTTTATCAACAAGCTTAGGTCAGTTGTAGTATCTGCGACCTTGCTTGAAGGATACAAAGGTAAAATTGGTGGATTCCAGATTGGGACGCATGATAAAGATCCAAAAACTTATTGGCTAACAGGACAAAATCAATTTTTTGTAGGAATGAGCAATGGTGCTGGCAGTTGGGGCAAAACAGCTCTCTGGGTCAATTGGGGAACGACGTGGGATGCTCCAGGAAATTATGCTTGGTTTGTTAAAGAATCGGGCGAGATGTACTGTTACAATCAAGCTCATTTTTGGAATACGCCAATTATTCACGGGAATTTGAAAGTTAGCGGGAATATTTATTATATTACCGACCAAGATACCGGTGTTGGTGGTTATTGGATTCACTCGCCGTCTTACAAAAGAATTCAAGAACATGCAGGATACGCTTATTTGTATCATTTCGACGATTCATATTCGTGGGTCGCTTTGAATAAAGATATTTCAGACCGTCGCTACAAGTCAAATATCGAAGATAGCACAGTCTCAGGTCTCGATGTTATCGAGAAACTCAAGACGTACAGCTATCGCAAAGAATACGATGGGAAAATAGAGGACATCGCCTGCGGTATCATGGCGCAGGATGTTCAGAAATATGTTCCTGAAGCATTCTATGAGAACCCAGACGGGGCATACTCGTATCGCACATTTGAATTGGTGCCTTACTTAATCAAGGCCATTCAAGAACTAAATCACAAAATACAGAAATTGGAGAAAACAGCATGATGAATGAACAAGACAAACAAATCAGCAGTCTAGCGATTAAGTCGCTTGGTGAAAAGGTCGGCAAAGAGGCTACTCAATCAGCTACGCTAGAAGCACTGTATACAGTAACTGCGATGGAACTTGAGCAGATGAAGCAAATCATTGAATCAGATGAAAAACTCAAAGCTAAATTTGAAGAAGTGAAAGGAAAAATGGTAAATGGCAATTAATAACTACGAACTGGCAGGCAAGCCTTATACTCGTGGCCTTGGGGATAACCTCAAGACTGTGGTTGAAATTCGTCTGTCTGAAGGCAATCGCTACAGTACGAACATGCGCGAACTCGCAGGAGACCGCACAAATGAGCAAGAGGATGTCTTGATTCAGGCGGTGCTGGATATCATCAAAGCTGAGCTAGACCCAGGTTCAGCAATCGTGAAGGCGCAAGCTGAGATTGAACAAGCAGTGCAATCTTTGGCAAAAGCTAAGACAGACCTAACGGTTAACAAAGAGAACATTGATAGCGTATCAGCAATTACTGAGGTTCTCATTGCACTTGCGATTGGCCAGAATGGTGGTATGCCAACGAACACTTATAGCAAGGTTGCGCAGTTCATTAAACCTCTTGTCAAAGACCGTCGTTATGTGAACGGTGATATCGTATCGATGCCTTATCCATACGATACGAATCCAAAATGGCCGAAAGAAACACCTACAATCTTGAAATTCCAAATGCAACCATCTGAAGGATATACTTTTAAGGAGCAACCTCTTGCTGAAATGTTGCAAAAGGGCATTCTGACAGTGGTCATGCCAAGGATTGATTAAGGGGGTTGTATGCCAGGATATGAACGACTAATTGTACAAGTCTTTCTTTCTCTAATTCCTGTCATTGGTCTTTATTTTTCGATGAAAGATAAAGCTACCAAGCAGGAAAATCGTCTTACGATTTTAGAGAAAGATATCGAAAATCTGAACGAATTCAAGACATCAGCCAACAAGCGGCTCGATAACCACGATGAACAAAATAAGGCTATCTTGGTCCTAGCTGAACAAGTAAAATCGCTTGGCGAGGACGTGAGAGAGCTTAAAAGCTTGATTCAAAATAAACAACAATAAAAGGAGAAACTAAAAATGATTAATTGGAAATTGCGCTTGCAAAACAAGACAACACTCATTGCTCTTCTTGGAGCAATCTTCCTTATGGCTCAACAATTCGGTCTTGAAATCCCTAAGAATATTCAGGACGGTGTGAATACATTCGTTTACATTCTTGTATTGATTGGAGTTGTAAATGATCCAACAACATCAGGAATCTCTGATAGTAAAAGAGCATTGGAATACTCAGAACCAAGTGAGGATTAGGAGAAAACAATGAAGAAAAACGACTTATTCATC